TTATTTTCTTTCCTGGGGTCGTGGGGCTGCTATTACTCATTTTAATTCTTTTTTAGAATTATTCTAAACTAGTTTCAGGGGGCAGCTCTGCCCCCTTTAATATTTATTTGACATCTTATCAAATATGATCATAATGGGACATGTGATAAACATAAAAAACAACTTAACAAAAGAGGTATAAAAATATGAAATCACAAACGATGAAAAAACATAAAAAACTTGAGAGAAATATTTCTCAAAAGTTTTTTACAACTTGTAAATTAAACGACAATAGAAAATCGTTTAATAAACTTTGGTCAACGGTAAAGGATGAAACCCTTCCCCTAGTCGAAGAGCGAGGGGGCTTTGTTATTGGTCACTTTAATAATTTTGATTATTCACTAGAAATAATTAAAAAGGCCACAACTCGATTTGATATAAAAGCTTTTAAGGATAAGCATCCAGAATTGTATGAAAGCTTTTTAATTGATGGTGAGTCAGTTGAATTAAAAACAAACTACAAACGATCTAAGTAAATGAAATACAAAGGATATACAATAAACCTTAGACCCCTTCGAGGGGTCGAAGGGCTTTGGCAATTAGAAATAGAGCGAGGCAACTTTGTAACAACTAGATCAGTAGGCGTTGAAATGACATTAAAAGAAATCGAACAATACGCCTTCGATCAAATCGATCTGTTAATTAAAAAAGAAATAAATGAGTAGTATTAATTTTTATTGCTCAGTAACTTTCTTATTATTATTAGTAATATTAATAATAACAATCTAACAACTAACGCCCCACGGGATCCGTGGGGCGTGGTACCTGGTAGAGGTACCAACCAACTTTCAAAAATCAAATTAAACTTTTTTCAATTTTTTACCTAAAAATTTTTAGGTTCTTACATTATTTACCTTAACATTGTAGGACAGATACATGGAGTTAGGCTTCGTAGAATACAGGGGTTTATTTTTAGGGGACCCAGGTGTATATTGAATCTAGATGACTAAAGCAGAATTATTGACCACCGATCAATTACGAGAGAGGCTCGAAAAAGTGTGGCTTCAACATATAAAATTATGTCAGGATAACTTCTTATATTTTGTAAAGAATGTTTGGCCAGACTTCATATGCCGTACTGATAAAGATCCTGATAAGTGGGGCCATCATCAACATATTGCTCATGAGTTTACAAAGATATCTAAAAACAAAAAAGGAAGGCTCATTGTAAATATGCCTCCTAGGCATACTAAATCTGAATTTGCTTCAATCTATTTTCCTGCTTGGATGATAGGGAAGTTTCCTAAGATGAAAATTATGCAGGTGTCACACAACGCAGAACTTTCTGGAAGGTTCGGTGCAAAGGTAAGAAATTTAATTGACAGTGCAGAGTATAAACAAATCTTTGGAGATGTTAGACTACGAGAAGATAGTAAAGCTAAGGGACGTTGGGAGACCAATCAAGGTGGGGAATACTTTGCAGCGGGGGTAGGCGGTTCAATCACTGGACGAGGGGCGGACTTACTTATTATCGATGACCCACATACTGAACAAGACTCAATGTCTGATTCAGCGATGGAAAGAACTTTTGACTGGTACTTGTCTGGACCAAGACAACGTTTACAACCAGGAGGCTCAATTGTTCTTGTAATGACAAGATGGGCTCAAGATGATTTAACAGGTCGATTAATAAAATCACAAAATGAACCTAAAGCAGACAAGTGGGAAACAATTTCTTTCCCAGCCATTTTAGGCGAGGGCGAAGATTCGAGACCCGTGTGGCCTGAGTATTGGTCTCTAGAGGAACTGGAAAAGGTTAAAGCGTCTATATCCATTAGAAACTGGTCTGCTCAATATATGCAAAATCCAACTTCAGAAGAAGGAGCGATTTTAAAACGAGAATGGTGGCAACCATGGACAGGAGACTTTCCAATTTTAAAACATGTTATTCAAAGTTATGATACAGCGTTCAGTAAAAAAGAAACTGCCGACTATTCAGCTATTACTACGTGGGGAATATTCACGCCTCACGAATCAGGGCCAGATGCAATTATGTTACTGGATGCCATTAAAGGTAAATATGATTTTCCAGAATTAAAAATGGTAGCGCTTGATCAATATAAATACTGGAATCCAGAGACCGTGATCATTGAGGCGAAAGCCAGTGGTCAAAGTTTATTACAAGAATTTAGAAGAATGGGGATACCGGTGATGGATTACACACCAGGACGAGGCCAGGACAAACACTCACGGGTCAACGCTACTGCACCTATTTTCGAAAGTGGGCAAGTATATTATCCTCGAGACGAACATTGGGCTCAAGAAGTTATTGAGGAATGTGCAGCATTCCCCCATGGCGAACATGACGATTATGTAGACAGTACGACACAAGCTATGTTAAGATATCGGCAAGGTTCTTTTATAACTACTTATGCTGACGAGGATGAGATGGAAAGTTATAGGGAACGTAAATACGTATATTATTAGGAGATTAAGACATGTCAAAAAAATCAAGAAGACGAAATCAGATATTAGGAGCTTTAGCTCTTGGTATCGGTGCATCTAAATTAGGGATGCTAGGTGGTAAAACAGCATCTGGGATTGCAGGAGATAAAATGGCTTCAGCTAGAAAAGCAATGACTTCAGATGTAGCTATGAGAGGTAAAACTCCAAAATTACCAATTGCTAAACCAGAAGTTACTAAAGCATTTCCAAAAAAAGTTGGTAAAGATGTAATCTCATCTGGCCCATTTAAAATGTTTGGAGCTGGCAAAAAAACAGTTGGTGGTAAAAAATTTAGCCAAGAAAGCATTGATAAATTTAAAGCTGCTAATGAAGCTCAAATTCAAAGAAGAAAAAATATGAGTGGTAGTATGAAAAAAGTTTCAGAAGGACCATCACTATTTGGTTTTAGATTCGAAAAACCCTTGTTTAAATCTGGGGGATCTGTTATGGCTAAATGCAAAATGGGTAGAAATAAGAAAACTAAAATTTACTAATGGCTGAAATCGATAAAGCAATTGAGACGGAGTCGGAAACTCCTGAGACAGAAGAAGTAGATATCGAGTTAGAATCTTCAGAAGACGAAGTTCCAACAGTAGACGAAGCTATTTCTGCAGAGGAAGAGTTTTATAAAAACCTTGCAGAAGATATGTCTGATGATGTTCTACAAAGAATGTCGAATGAATTGCTTGACGATTATAAAAAGGATAGAATCTCACGTAAGGATTGGGAAACATCTTATACAAATAATTTAGATCTCCTAGGTATTAAGCATACAGAGATGACCAGACCGTTTAAAGGTTCGGCATCCGTGACCCATCCACTATTATCAGAAGCTGTTACACAATTCCAAGCACAGGCGTATAAAGAATTACTTCCATCATCAGGACCCGTAAGAACTAGAGTTCTTGGAATGGAAGATTCTCAAAAGATCGATCAAGCACAAAGAGTTCAAGACTTTATGAACTACATGATCACTGAAGAGATGGAAGAGTATACTCCAGAGTTTGATCAGTTATTATTTTATTTAGCGCTTGCAGGCTCTGCATTTAAAAAAGTTTATTATGATGAAGTGATGCAAAGAGCAGTATCTAAATTTATACCTGCAGAAGATTTAGTTGTACCGTATTATGCAACCGACTTAATGGATTGTGAAAGAATTACTCATGTATTGAAAATGGGTGAGAATGAAATTCTTAAAAAACAACAAGCAGGATTTTATAGAGATGTCGAATTAAAACCGACTTCTAAAGGACCATCAGAAATAGAAAAGAAATATCAAGAATTAGAAGGAGTAACACCTTCGAATGACAAACAATATTCTTATCAAATATTAGAAATGCATGTTGATTTAAATTTAGAAGAATTTGAAATGCAGAATCCAGAGAAACAAGTCAAAGTTCCATACATTGTAACGATTGATGAAGGAAGTGGAGAAGTTTTATCGATTTACCGTAACTACGATATGATGGATGAGACCAAAAAAAGAAAAGAATACTTTGTACATTTCAAATTTTTACCAGGATTAGGTTTTTATGGCTTTGGTTTAACTCACATGATTGGTGGATTAAGCAGAACAGCTACACAATCTTTAAGACAATTACTAGATGCAGGAACATTATCGAATTTACCTGCAGGATTTAAGTCTAGAGGTATAAGAATTAGAGATGATGACCAACCATTTCAGCCAGGAGAGTTTAGAGATGTCGATGCACCTGGTGGAAATATCAAAGATCAGTTCCAAATTTTACCATTTAAAGAACCATCAGCTACATTATACCAATTAATGGGCTTTGTTGTACAAGCAGGACAGAAATTTGCAGCGATTACCAACATGGATACCGGTAATGACATGCAAAATAGAGCTGTAGGTACGACTGTGTCCTTATTAGAACGTGGTTCGAGAGTCATGAGTGCTATTCACAAGCGATGTTACTACTCAATGAGAAGAGAATTTAGACTTTTAGCTAAAGTTTTTGGCACATACTTGCCACCAATCTACCCATATTCAGTATATGGCGCAGATCAAGCAGTAAAACAAACTGATTTTGACGATAGAGTGGACGTAATTCCAGTTGCAGACCCAAATATCATGAGTATGGCGCAAAGAGTAACGTTAGCTAACGAGAATTTGAAGATTGCAATGTCAAATCCGATGATGCACAACTTAAGAGAAGCATATCGAAGAGTATATGAAGCATTGGGGACTCAAGATATTGATCAATTGCTAATTCCACAAGAAAGACCAATGCCAAAAGACCCTGCAACCGAGAATATGGAAGCGATTATGCAAAAACCACTAAAAGCTTTTCCAACTCAAGACCATCAAGCACATATTGCAGCGCATAGAGCATTTATGTCTACAAGAATGGTGCAGATTAACCCACAAGTTTATGCAGCATTACAATCTCACATCTCTGAGCACGTTTCTATGTTAGCTCAAGGTGAAGTAGGTGCTCAAATACAAAATGACCCTATGATGCAACAGATGTTACAGTCTGATCCAGAAGGAGCAGAGATAAAAATAGCATCTATGATTGCAAATAGAGTTGCTCAATTAACTATGGAGCTTGCACAATCTGAGGCTATGGGTCAACAACAAGATCCACTAGTTGCATTGAAACAAAGAGAACTAGATTTAAGAGCAATGGATTTACAACGTAAGTCTGAAGAGAGTATGATGAATATGGAAATAAAAGAAAATGAAATTGAAGAAAGATTAGATTTAGAAAAGATGAAATTAGAAAATAATGAAGACCAAGCAGCTGAAAGAATTAGAGTTGCTGAAGAAAAATTAGAATTACAAAGACAGAAAAATAGAGGAGCTAAAAAATAATGCCACTTACTCCTAGAGGAAAGAAAATAATGAAGTCCATGAAAGAACAATATGGCAAGAAAAAAGGTGAGCAAGTTTTTTATGCAACTAAAAATAAAGGCAAGCTTAAGGGTGTAGAGAAAGCTTATTTAGGTAAAGCAGTAAGACAGCCAACAGAAACTAAAAAAGAATTTGAAATGAGACATGCATACCATAAGCCATTTATGAAAAAGCCAAAAGGATTTAGAGGTGGAGATGCTGCTAAATCAGATGCTGCATCTGGAAGATCGGCAGGAAGATCAGCCCCTTCTGGTGGAGATGGAAGAGATCCTTCAGCTCAATATAAAGATACAAAACCTTTATCTCAACAAGCAAGACAAGCACTCACACAACAAAGAGAAACAGCGAGAGGTAGAATTAGTCCATCTACAACAACTGCAGGTAAGGTTGCAACTTATGGAGCAGCTTTAGCATTTGGTATTCCAACGGCCATAACTAGAAGAGCAATAGATTATTCACCATTAGCATTTGGTGTACCAAAAGGAACTAAAAAAACAAAAGACACAGGACCAAAAGATAGAGATGGTGAAGGTCAAAAAATAATTCAACCTGTTATAACACCAGTTCAAGCAACTAAACCAGTTGATACCGATTTAATAAGTCCTAAAGATAATTTTTTTAATTTTGTAGCTTATAAAACAGGAGGTTTATCTGGTGGAGTGAGATATGGTCCACCACCAAAAAGAGGACCAAACTCTCAAGTGCCTCCAGTTAAAATGAAAAAAGGTGGATATAAAAAATAATGTGGTTCAAAGCAATATCTTTAGCCGTGAAAGCTGGTTCGCATATTTATCAGAACCGTCAAAAGACTAAGATGTTAATGTCAGATGCACAAATGCATCATGCAGAAAAGATGGCTCGTGGGGAAAGTGAGTACCAGGGCAAACTTCTTGAATCAAGAAATTCGGACTGGAAAGACGAATTTATTTTATTATTATTGTCGGCTCCAATTGTACTTCTTGCGTGGGCAGTATTTTCAGATGATCCTGCAGCCATGGAGAAGATGAAACTCTTTTTTGAATATTTTTCACAATTGCCTTTTTGGTATCAAACAATTTTTGTAGGTGTGATTGCGAGCGTTTACGGACTTAAGGCTACAGATTTAATTAAGAGAAAATAATGTTTAAGTGGATTAAAAATTTATTTACTAGAAAACCTAAAAAAGATCCTCATTTAGAATTATATGAAGATGTAGATTATTCTAAATTAACTAAAGGTGATTTAAAGAAACTTAAAGCAGGTGGAAAAATAAAATCTATTTATAAACCTTATGTCTAATGCCTAGATGGCAATTGTCCGGTAAAACTGTTTATCATATACATATACCTAAAACTGCAGGAAGTATTTTAAAATATTCTGCTATTCAAATAGGTTCAAGAGTAGATCATTTTAGAGATAAACAAAAAGGTATACCACCTCAACATGAACATTTTGAGTTACTTAAAAAAACATTTAATTTAAATAAAAGTAATTGTTTTACCATTATAAGAGAACCCTGGTTAAGAACTTTAAGTGATTATGTATATTGGAATAAACGAAAGTCTTTTGAAGAATTAAATAATTGGTTAAAAGATATGCTTACACTAGCAATAAATGATCCTCATTTAAAATGTAATCATTTTTTACCACAATATAAATTTGTATCAGATGAAGTAAATTTATTTACCCACAATAATTTAAATAAACTTGAAGAATGGTTAAAGATTAATTTTAGTAATAAATTTAAAATACTTGAACATCAATCAGAGGGTAAAGTATCAGGACATTATGAAAAACCTAAAAAAGAAGATATATTAGATAAAGAAACTATTGAATTATGGAAAAATTTGTATACAAAGGATGAAAAATTATGGCTCATCAACAACAAGTAAATTTTTTAGAATCTGTAAAAGAAAAATTCTCAGATCGTTTTAAAAATTGTAGTGTGCTTGATGTTGGATCATTAGATATTAATGGTAACACAAGATTCTTATTTGAAAAACCAAAATACATAGGAATAGATGTTGGCGAAGGACCTAATGTAGACTTTGTTTGCAAAGGTCATGAATTTTCTTCAGATGAAAAATTTGACATTGTAGTTAGTACGGAATGTTTTGAACATGATATGTATTACAAAGAAACTTTAAAAAATTGTGTGAATCTTTGTAAGCCAGGGGGTATGTTTATATTTACTTGTGCATCAACAGGCAGAGCCGAACATGGAACTAGAAGAACTTCACCTTCAGATGCTCCATTACTTGAAGGAGAATGGTCAGACTATTATAAAAATTTAACCGAACAAGACATTAGAGAAGTTTTAGATATAGAAAAAATATTTGTAGATTTTAAATTCACATATGAACCTAATCATAAAGATTTATATTTTTGGGGAGTTAAAAAAAACAAAGCTAGAATATGGACTCATATTGCTTGGGACGATAATGAAACTGGAAGACGTTGTATGGGAACAGCTTATAATGATTGTTTAAATCAACATCCAGATTCTGATTGGTTAGCGATAATTGATCATGATGCAATGTTTACAGTTTATGATTGGTACTTACAATTACAAAAAGCAATTGAAGACAACCCAAAAGCAAAAGCATTTACTTGCCGAGTTAATCGATTAAATAGTTTAAGACAGATGGTACCGGGAGTAGATCCACACAATCATGATATGTCTTATCATAGACGTGTTGGTAAATATTTAGCAAAACATCATTGGGGTAAAACATCTAATCATTCTAATCCTAAAGAAGCAGGACATTATTCTGGAACTTTTTTATGTACACACATTGGAACCATAAAATCTTTAGGTGGATTTCCAGTTATTGGTAAAACACTTGGACAAGATAATTTAATTCATAAAAAAATAATTGAGTCTGGGCACGAGTTTCATGTTGTAAATGGGATATACATGTATCATTGGTATAGAGCAGATAATCCTTATGAACATTCAAAACAAACAATAAATTCGCTAGAAGAAGAGCATTTTAAAACAATTAAACTTACATAATGTTAGATCCATACACTTCAGATAAAATTAAAAACGTAATTAAGAGACAAATTGAAGACACTAAGTCTCATATTTGCTATGGGGTTGATTCCATAGAGAATTTGCAGTATGCTAGGGGCAGACTCAGCGCACTTGAAGCGCTGCTTCAGGATATTAAAAACCTGCAAAAGGAGGATAACGATGGCAACACTGATTAAACCAGATCTTACAACTTTCGGTAAAAACGAAAAAAATAAAGAAGAGGTAAAAATCATACCTAACCCAGTAGGATACCGTATGCTAGTTAGACCTTGGTCTGGCCAAGCAAAAACAAAAGGCGGTGTTATACTTGCAGATGAAACCCAAGACAAAATTCAAATGACTACAGTCGTTGGATTAGTTGTAAAGATGGGCGACCTTTGTTATCAGGATAAAGAAAAATTTCCTAATGGGGCTTGGTGTCGTGAAGGCGAGTTTGTCGTTTATGGCAGATACGCTGGAAGTAGATTTCAAACTAAGTACGGTGAACACCGTATTCTAAATGATGACGAGATTATAGGAACTATAAACAAGCCAGAAGATATTCTCCATTTATTTTAATAAAGGAGGATAAACATGGCAGAGTTAAAAGACTATAGTGCATCAGCATTACTAGCTAAGGAACGAGAAGTAGAGTTAGATACAGATGATGTTAAAGAAGAGAGCATCGAAGTAAAAGAAGACTCTAAAAAAGAAGACAGTCCAAATTTAAATGTTGGTGAAGTCGATTTAGGCTACACTGATCATTCTAAATCAACAGAAGAAAAATCAGATAAACCTTCAATAGAAATTTCTGAAGAAAAAGAAGAAGAATCTAAAGAAGCTAAAGAAGAAACTGTTGATGAAGAAAAACCAAACCTTAATGAATCTAGAAGAGATTATCAAAAGAGAATTGATAAACTTGTCTTTCAAAAGAAAGAAGCTGAAAGAAGAGAAAAGGCAGCTTTAGAATACGCTAAGGGTATACAAAAGAAATTTGACTCAAGTCTCAAAAAGTTTAAGTCTACTGATGAGCAGTATCTAAAAGAGTTAGATGCTAGAGTAGATGCTCAAAGAGAACAAGTCAAAGTCGCTCTTCAACAAGCAATTGAGAGTCAAGATGCTTCTAAGATTATGGAAGCAAATGATAAACTAACTCAGTTATCTGTTGAAAAAGAAAAAGCTAGATTAGAAATAGCTAATCGTGAAGAACAGAAAAAGCAAGAAGAAGAGCAAAATAAACAACAACAAAACGTACAAGCTGATACCTCAAACACAGCTGAATCTTCGCAATCTGCACCACAAATAACGCCTAAAGCTAAGAAATGGGCGGAAGATAATCCGTGGTTCGGGAATGATGAAGTCAT